CCGTCTTGCATGGTTATACGTATACGGAGAATTACCTGAAAATGATTTAGATCATATTAATGAGATTAAAGATGACAACCGTATAGTTAATTTAAGATTAGCTACAGATCAAGAAAATATGCAGAATGTTTCAAGTCCAAGAATTGATAACACATCAGGGTTAAGGGGTGTTCATTGGTATAAAAGAGATAAAAAATGGCAATCGCAAATAATGGTAAATAAAAAACGAATACACTTAGGACTTTTCAACACTGAAAAAGAGGCTTATGAAGCTTATTTAAAAGCTAAAAGAGAGAGTCATCTATTTTGGGTAGAAAACAAAAAAATATGAAAAATACATACAATCACTATTTTAAAAACACAGTACATTTAAATGCGGTTGATGTGTATCGAGTGTTGGAGTTGTTTGAAGTTACTCACCCTTGTTTGCAACATGCAATTAAAAAACTATTATGCGCTGGTGGAAGAGGTGCAAAAGATATTGAACAAGACGTGCAAGAGGCTATTGATTCTCTTAAACGTTGGAAAGATATGCGTAGAGAGGATGAGTTGGTATGAGATTTCCTCCAATAAATTTATTCAGTGCGCCAAAACAAGTGGCTATATGCAAGCACACACATTGGGCTATTTATGTAAGTTGGAGAAAAAAAACTTGTATTGATTGTGGAATAGATAAACCGTTATATGATATGAGTATTCAACATCAAAGGTAATTGATAAAATGGCATTAAAGACAAGTAACAAGAATAGAAAGAAAATAAAAAGGTTTAAAGCAGATGAACAAAGCTACAAAACCAAAGATTAAATGGGTTGGCAATTTATGGAAGTGCTATAGTGCAGACAGAGTTGCTTATGGTGAGTCACCAAAGGTGGCGTTTATTAATTGGAAATCGCAGTATTTTTAATAACTAATTTTAAGATAAGGAGTTGTCTGAAACAGACAAAATTAGATATGGCAACATTAGGAAAAGCAGGTGGAGAAAAAACAGGCGGTCGTCAAAAGGGGGTGCAAAATGTTGCAACTGTACAAGCAAGACAAGCTATTGCAGATTTTGTTGACGGCAATGCACATAGATTAACTGGATGGCTTGACCAAGTGGCAGAAACAAATCCAGAACGTGCGTTTCAGTTGTTTCAAAGTGTTATTGAATATCATGTTCCAAAGTTAGCAAGAACTGATAACACTGTAACTGGTGCGGATGGTGGAGCAATAGTCCATAGGATAGAGGTTTCTTTTGGCGACGATTAAAGCAAAGTTTCCTCCAAGTCTTAAGGATATTTTTAATCCTAAAAGGTACAAGGTTATTTATGGCGGCAGAGGATGTGTTCACGGAGATACATTAATTGATACTCCCGACGGTCAAATTGCAATAAAAGATTTTAAAGGTGGAGCAATTTATTGTTACAGTTCCGATGGAGTTGTTGTAGGTTATGGTGGAAAGCCAGTAATTTATGATCCTGAAGATTTGTACACAATAACGCTGTCAAATGGCGACAGCGTGACATGCACTGCTAAACATAAATTTCTTACATCTACAGGATGGGCTGAAAGTTCTTTGCTCTCCGTTGGTTCGAAGCTATTACAGCATCACGAATCTTTTGTTTCCCTTGAGGAGAAATATTATGCGCCTTACCAATTAAGGTTGCACGAAGATGTTCACCGTTGGACGAGAATACTTCTAGGTTATCTATATGGTTATTTAGTGGATTATCATCAATATGATGTACAACTTCCTTTGGATCAAGATACCTACCAAGATGTTCTTCAACAATTAATCGATGCACAGCAACATAACAGCCATGTTTTGATCCGTAAGGATGGTTTGGAGTTCTGGAATACAAATATCCTTTCACATTTTTTACACCACCTTTCCAACCTACCCGTTCTTCTCTCAGAGGAGGAGCAAAGTTGCTTAGAGATGGAAAGTTGTAACGTCTATAAATCTTTTGAACTGTTTTTGGAGTTACAGAAAGCTGTTCAGCAATTTCATGAGAATAATAACCTTGAGAAGCTAATTCATAGCATTGCGTCACAAGTTCTTTTTTTCTGCAACCAGTTAAATCAAGATAAAAGTTTAAAAACAATTTCTGACATTCTTCAATTCTACGTTGACGATGGGACATATAGTGACTCCATTAATGAAAAGAATGTTAATTATACTATGGAGGTTGAGGTTGTAAAGGTAGAATTTCATTCTAACGATGTGTTTTATGATCTATTTGTTCCTGTATTTAATAACTACATGACAAATGGTATTATTAATCATAATTCAGGAAAGTCTTGGAGCTGTGCAAGAGCATTAATTATTAAGTCAGTTAATGAACCAATAAGAGTTCTGTGCGCTCGTGAAACACAAAAGTCTATACAGGAATCAGTACACAAGTTACTGAAGGATCAGATCGATATACTTGGCTTGCAACACATGTTTACTGTACTTGAAACAAAAATAGTTGGAATAAATGGATCTGAATTTAGCTTTGCAGGTATTCGTCAACAAGGCATTACAAATCTAAAGTCTTTTGAAGGTGTTGATATTTGTTGGGTTGAAGAAGCTCAGGTTTGTACTAAGAAATCATGGGATGTTTTAATACCAACTATTAGAAAACCTAATAGTGAAATATGGATAACATTCAATCCTGAATTAGACACTGATGAAACGTATGTTAGATTTGTATTGACAGATAATGAAGAAGCTGTTGTTATAAAATGCAATTATTCAGATAATCCTTGGTTTCCTGATGAACTTGAGAAAGAACGATTAAACTGGTTAAGGCGTGATCCTGAAGGATACAAGACAGTTTGGGAAGGAGAATGTAGACCTGCTGTTGAAGGTGCTATCTATGTTAATGAGATAACTAAACTTCATCTTGAACGTAGACTTGGTAATGCTCCATACGATCCACTATTAAAGGTTCATACAGTTTGGGACTTAGGTTGGAACGATTCAATGTCTATATTGATGGCTCAACGATCAGGCTCTGGTGAAGTTAGGATTATCGACTATATTGAAGATTCACATCGTACTTTAGATAGTTATATTGATGAATTAAGATCAAAGGGTTACAATTACGGCACAGATTATATTCCTCATGATGGACGCAGCAGAGATTTTAAGTCTGGAAAGTCTACTGAAGAAATATTAATGGCTTTAGGAAGAAGTGTTAATGTACTTGGACGTGAAGATATAGAAGAAGGAATTAAGATGGCAAGGATGATGTTTGGTAGAGTTTGGATTGACAACAAAGCATCTGAACTGCTTAACCAGATCAAACGATATAGACGTACACAAAATCAAAGTACAGGTACATTCGGTGCGCCTTTACATGATGATAGCTCTCATGGTGCAGATTGTTTTAGGTATCTTGCTATGGCAGAACAGAATATGACAAATGACTCTTGGGGTTCAGGAGCATTAGATTATTCATATATACAAAGCGGTATAATTTAACAACAGAGGATTAAAAATGGCTAAGTCTAAATCAAAAAAAGCTCCATCTCCCATGATGCCTGGTAAGAAAAAAGGCTGCTAATAATGGCTAAAATGACTGATTCAGAGATATTGGCAATTATCCAGAATGAAATGGCTAATGCTGATATCAGCACAACTTCATCTCCTTCACTGCAAGAACCGCTCAGGTATTATCTTGGGCTTCCATTGGGCAATGAACAGGAAGGACGTTCCAGTTTAGTATCAACAGATGTTGCTGATGCTATTGAATGGATAATGCCTCAGATCATGAAATCATTTACTCAGAACAATGAGGTAGTGGTTTTTGATGCTGTTAATGAGGCTGATGAATTACAAGCGCAGATTGAATCAGAATATGTATATGATGTATTGATGAAGCAAAATGATGGGTTTACTTTAATCCATCAATTTGTGAAAGATGCACTTATGCAACGCAATGGAATGTTGAAAGTTTATTATGAAGATGATGAAAAGATAACCACCTATAATTATTCAGGCTTAACAGAAGATCAGTTAGCTGTCGCCTTGATGGATGAAGATACTGAGATATTAGAATTAACTGAAGATGAAAGCCAATCAGAAAATCCATTAGAGCAAGAACCTGTTACTTATAGTGCAAAGATTAAGGTAACAGAGAAGTGTGGGAAGATTTGTATTGATCCTGTAGCACCAGAAGAGTTTAGGGTTAATACACAGCACAACAGCATTAGCTTAGTTAATGCTAGATTTACATGCCATATAGTCAACAAAACTATATCTGATCTAAGGGAAGAAGGATACAAGGACGAAGATATTGAAAACTTAGTAAGTTCTGATCTACTTAGGTCTGCTTACAGGTTTAATTACCAGAATGAACCAACACAAGTACCGTCTGTATTAAGTTCAGATGATGCTAACAGATTAGTAGAAGTTACTGAGTGTTATTTGAAACTTGATGTTAATGGTGATGGTATAGCTGAGTTAATGAAGATTACAGTGGCTGGTGTTGAAACTCCAACTGTTATCTTAAACAAAGAAGAAATAGATAGTGTGCCTTGGATATCAACTACCGCTATCTTAATGTCGCATAAGTTTCAAGGTCTATCTATATTTGACCGCCTTAAGTCTATCCAAGATAACAAGACTGCGATTATCAGAAACATCATGGATAACATGTATCTACAAAATAACCAACGCAATGTCGTGCTAGAAGGACAGGTTAATCTTGATGATCTTTTAGTATCAAGACCTGGTGGTTTAATTAGAGTAAAAAGAACAGATGCAATCATGCCTTTGCAAACACCTGCTATTGGTGATGCAGCGTTTAATATGATGCAATATCTTGATGAAGTAAAAGCAGGCAGAACTGGAGTATCTGGCGATGGTACTGCTTCACCTGAAAACATTGGTAATGCAGTTGGCTCACAAGGTGTTGAGCGCATGATGAACGCCAAAGAAGAATTAGTTGGCTTAATCATTCGTGTTATTTGTGAAACTGGAATCAAGCCTTTATGCAATAAGATTCGTGATCTTGTAACTATGCACGTTGATACAGTACAAGACTTTAAGTTTCGTGGTCAATGGGTAAAGGTTAATCCAGCAGAGTGGGAAGAACGCACAAAAAGTTCTGTGCGTGTTGGAACTGGAACTGGTGACACTAGAGCTAAACTTGCAGCCATACAACAGGTTCAGATGTTGCAAGAAAAGGTTATGGCAATGCCAGGGCAAGTATTAACTAATCCTAACAAGATATATGCAACTATAGACGATTTCTGCAAGTTCTCAGGACTAGACTCTGCTAACAAATATTTTGTTGATCCATCGAGTCCAGAAGGGCAACAAGCAGCGCAACAAGCGCAGCAAACACAACAACAACAACAGCAAGAAGCACAACAAGCACAACTTGAACAGATGCGTATGCAAGCAGAGTTGGCTAAGTCAGCAACGACTACCGCAGAAGCGCAAATGCAGAATGTAGCTATCAAAGGGCAGGTTGAGTTAGGTAAGCATCAACGTGAAATGGAAAAGCAATCATTCCAGATTCAATTGGAACAGTTAAAGGCTGAATTAGACAAAGCTAAGGCAGTTCAGATAGCTGAAAAAGATTTAGAAGACATAAAGTTTAAGTATGACCAATTGTATGCTCAAACAGCACTTAAATTAACAGAGTTGGAATCATCATCAAATACATCTCAAGATGTTAATTATGAGCAGAACAGGAACAATATGTATGACGGTTGAAGATGAAATAGAGTTAGGTAATAAGGCAAGTAGGGCTTACTCAACTTATTTAGCTGATTATATTATTAATAAAAATGCAGACTTATACAGGCAGTTTTTGTTTACAGATGATATAGAAAGTTTAAAATTGATAAAGGCTCAACAAAAGGCATTACAAATTATTGAGAATGATATAACTTCAGATATAGAAACTGGGCGACTAGCTCAACTACAAAAAGGAAATTAAAAATGTCAGACCAAGATACTACTTCAACGGCAGAGCTATCAAGCGAAGCTGGAAGCGTAAACATGGTGGATCAAATTGCTAACCTGTTATCAGGTGAACCAGAAAAAGAATCTGTTAAGAAGCCAGAAATTGAAGAATCAGAGGAGGCTGATACCCAACCAGACGATTCTACCCAAGATGATGGAGATGATACAGATAGTGAGGAAACAGATGACGTTGAAGAAACTGATTCTGACGAAGATGTCACTTGGGCAAATACCCTTGGCATTGACGAAAAAAATGTAGTCCTTGATGAAGAAGGTAACTTAGCTGGAATCAATGTAAAGGTTGATGGAAAGGTAAGTACAGTTGGAGTTAAAGACTTGATTGCTGGATACCAAAGCAACAAAAGCAATACTAATAAGTCAAAACAACTTGCTGATGAAAGGCGAGATTTTGACAATATTAAGAACGCTGTTGCTAATGAGTATGTTAGTAAAATAGAAACAGTTAATAAACTGACACAGCATCTTAAAGATACCTTAATGGGGAGTTATAAGGATGTTGATTGGAATAGACTTAGAATTGATAATCCTGGCGAATACGCTGCAATGGTTCAAGATTTCAATTTACGCAATAGTGAAATAGAACAAATTTCAAGTGCAGTAAATAATGAAATGCAGGGCATTGGTCAACAAATGACCGCAGAACAACAGGCTATTCAACAAGAGTATATTAAAAGTCAGGCTGATAAGGTCTTAGAGAAAAATCCTTCATGGGCAAAACCTGAAGTATTCAAAAAGGCTTTAGTAGAGATGACTGATTTTGTAGCAGATGCTTATGGTTTTTCACCAGAAGAGTTTGGAGGCATACAAGATGCTAGGATGCTTGAGGTTATCAAAGATGCCATGAAGTATCGTTCAAGCATAAAGAATGTTAAGACCAAACTTGATGTGAACTTACCAAAGTATCAAAAGAGTACAGGCAAGACAACCAAATCAGTTACTAAACTTGATAAACTAACAAAGATTGCAAAATCTTCTAATGGCTATCAAAAACGTAACGCTGAAACTGATGCCATAGCAGAATTGCTTGGCGGATTATATTAATTTTTTTTTAAAAGGGTATCGATATGAGTACAGCTAATTTAGACGCAGCAACACTTAAAGGTGTTGTCCGTGGCGGTTTAATCCGTGAAGATGTAATGAACCAAATCTGGGATATTTCTAAAATCCCATTACCATTTACTGATGCAATAGGCACTGAAACTTCATCTAATCCATACAAAGAATGGACTACTGATGCGCTTTCTGCACCTAACTTAACCAATGCGGTTATTGACGGTTCAGATGCTTCTGGTAACAACACTGTTACTGGCTTAAGAGTTGGTAATCATCACCAAATCTCTACTAAAGTTGTTCGTACATCTTTCCGTGCAGATTCTTCTGATGTGATTGGTCGTACTAAAGAGTTGTCTTATCAAATGATGCGTAGACAACAAGAACTGCGACGTGACGTTGAAGCTATTGCTTTAACTAACCAAGCATCTTTTGCTGATACTGGCTCTGCTGCTGGCAACTCTGGTGGTTTACCATCTTGGTTGACTACTAATGCTTCAGTTGGTGCAACTGGCGCAGTCGGTGGTTTTCAATCATCTGGTGTAACTTTGAAACGTACTTACGGTACTGCTAGAGCATTGACTGAAACTTTAGTTCGTGACGCAGTTCAATCTGTATATTCTCAAGGTGGTGATCCAAGCATTATGATGTCAGTTCCTGGCACTATTAGAAGATTCAGTGAATATTTATTCACTTCATCTGCTCGTGTAGCAACTCTAATGAGTGACCAAGGCAAATCAGCTTCTGCTGCAACTGCGATGGGTGCTGTAAACGTATTTGTAACTGACTTTGGTACTTTAAAATTAGTTCCAAACCGTTTACAAATTCCTTACACTGGTACTGCTGGCTCTACAACTGGTGTTTATGCTTCTTCTGGCGTATCTGCTGACGTGTTTATCCTTGATCCTTCATACTTGGCTATGTCTTACTTAAAAGGCTATAGAACTGAAGAATTGGCTAAAACTGGTTTGGCTGAAAACCGTCAAATGTCTGTTGATTGGACTTTGATCTGTAACACTGAGAAGTCACACGCAATCATTAGTGATATTACTATTGCATCTGCTGTAACTGCTTAAACAAGGTAGCCCACTGTAAAAGGTGGGCTTTCTTTTTACCAAGGAAATAAGATGGCTACAACAAAAGAAGTAAAAGAAGCAAAACCCAAGACAGTAAAAGTTAAAAATATATTTACTGATCCTATTAGTTTTGAGAGTGGTGTTATTGCTCCAAATGCTGAAGGAGAAGTTACAATAGCAGAAGCTGAAGCATTATCAGAATTTTTAAAAAAGGTGTAATATATGGACAGCGTAATCAAAAGTGAAATGTTTTTTGATAACCACAGTAATACGCTAACTCATAAAACAAGTCAGCCAACTGAAAAACTGATACTAGAACGTAACGCTGAACTTAGAAAGAACCAAGGCGCATTACATGATTTAGGTAAACAAAGTGGTGAGTCATTTGGGCGTATGGTTGCATCTATACCATTTATTATGTTTGAGAAAGCACTAAGAGATGGATACGATCTCAACAGTCCTGACAGTCAGATTGCAGGGCAAGAAATGAATAGATTTCTAAAGTCAACAGAAGGCAAGATGTGCTTAGTGCAGGGTAAACACTGATGGCTAAGTTCCTTGATTTTGCAAGAAACGTATGGATAGGAAGCAAAAATCCAGATGAAGGAAGATTAAGTCTAAAAGGATTAGGAAAATCTCAGATAGTTACACCAACATTAATTGGTATGACATTAACTCAAGCTACCAATGCTTTGGTATCTGCTAGTTTGAAATTAGGAACAGTTACATTAACAACAGGATTAGTGACAGCTCAAAGTGTAGCTCCATACACTAATGTATCTCCTGGGACTATTGTTAATATCACATTAACTTCATGAGCGTTGATATGCCTGACATTAATTGCAGAGTAGCTAAAGTAGAACAACAGATAGAAGCATTGCTTCAAGATATACACCATGACCGTGAAGAATCACGCAGACGTTCTGATAAAATATTTTTAATATTAGATGAGCTTCAAAAAAATGCTCATAATAATAAAGGATTTTTTGGAGGAGTAGTTTTTAGTGTATCAGCTATCTTTGCATTTATTGTGTATATCACGAGTAAGAATTAATGAGTGCATTAGAGATATTAATAAAACTCATTAAAGATAGTGAAGGCTGTAAATTAACTGCATATAAATGTCCAGCAGGAATATGGACTATAGGATATGGGCAAACCAAAGGCATCAAGGAAGGAATGGTATGGACACAACAGCAAGCTGATGAAGATATAATTAAAACCGCATTACAGGCTTTTAATGAGGCGATTAAGGCTTCACCAATACTAGCAACTGCTAACATGGAAAAACAAGCTGCAATAGCGGATTTTGTTTATAATTTAGGCATAACGAATTACAATAAATCAACATTAAAACTAAGGGTTGATAAAGGTGACTGGGTTTCTGCATCAACAGAGATCAAGAAATGGAATAAGAGCAATGGAACTATTCTTAATGGTTTAGTTAAAAGACGACAGCGAGAAGCTGATTTATTATTGATGTAAGGAATTATAATGACTATATCGGTTTATACAAAATACACTGCTGGAGTTGAGTCACTGGCAGAAGGAACAAATGCAGGAACAGATGTTTGGAAGGTAGCATTAGCAAATACTATAAACATTTCTGATACATCATTTGTCGCTGGAACAACAGATTTACCTACAGCTGGTGGTTATACAGCAGGTGGCAATACTTGTGCCACAACATCATCATCTCAATCTGGTGGGATATTTAAACTTGTACTTGCAAGTCCTGCTATTTGGACAGCAACAGGAGCAGGATTTACTTATCGCTATGCGATTCTCTATAATTCAACACTGAATATTCCAATAGGTTTTTGGGATTATGGTTCAAGCCAGCTTATTTCAGCTTCTGAAACAGTGCAAATTGTACTTGATGCCGCCAATGGCGTGTTTCAAATAACTTAAGGAATTATAATGGCTCTTGCATTAAAAGATCGTGTTAAAGAAACAACTATTGTTGTAGGCACAGGAACAGCAACATTATTAGGTTCAAGCATTGGGTTTCAA